AACTTGTAAATCCGCAATTGATGCAAATCTTTGACCTGCTTGTACAACAATTCCCATTAAATTTAATAAAGTTGCAGACGGTTCTTTAAAAGGTAACATCATAAATGAATCTTTTAAATTACCACCCGGTGCATCTACGTCTCTAAATTCACCTGGCTGAATTGATTGTGCATCGTCTCTAATTCTAATGCCACGCATTTTAAATCCGGCGGGTAGATTGGATAACGTACCCGCATCCAATAATTGACGAAGAGCTGAAGTTGCAGTTCTTGATAGGCCGCCTATCATATGGATGAGACCAAAGCCGTAAAATCCTAGTCCAGGCAGAAATTTAAAATGGACAAAATATTGGATTTTGCTTTTTTTAGGGTCTCCAATTTCATAGTTTCTTTTAACAGATAAAATTTCTCTAGAAGCTTCTTCAAGAGTAACAATATATGGAAGTTTAATTCCAGTCTGTTCTTCTGTGTCATCTGTATCTTCAAAGCCTTCTAAATCTAAATCAATGTGACATTCTAATAAAGTGTAAATATCTTCGTCTCTTGTTTTTGTAACTCCTTCAAGTTCTCTTTCTTTTTTTTCAACTTCAGTTTCTTTTTGCATCGGTTTACCAATTTCTATATCTCTATAGAAACCTGCGACCTGTTGTTTTCTTAATTCATTTTCTGAAATTTTAACACGATGAATAATCGCTTCCGCATCATCTAATGAGGTAGCTGTGTACGGAACGATTAAATCATCTGCAGGAACGAACTTTGAAACAGCTCGTCCTTCCATTTCATCATAATACACTTTTTTAAAAGTGGATCCTGATAATGGTAAATGGAATAACATTGAATCAAATTCTGGTTCATACTCTTTCATCTGATCCATAATTTGATAATTCATAAAATCTTTAACTCTAACAGACTGATCTGTTTTTTCTGGAGTTGGAACTCCCATAACTTGTGTTCTTACAGGACCATCTGCAGGTAATAATTCTTTATAAGCTAATGCTTGAAACTGTGTAACAGCTTCAGCTAAAACTGGGTGCGTTGCACCGGATGCTCCTTGAAAAGGTTCTGATCTTTGATCATATTTAAATCCTAATAAATCTAAACCTTGAGTATAAGTTTTTTCCCACTCTTTTCTGGACGCTGAGTAGTCCATATATTTTCCGTTAAGAGTAGATGCTAAATTAGCTAAAACATCGTCAGGTAAAAATTCAGCTAGATTAGAATAGTGGTCTTCACCACCTTCTGGACCAGCAGCAGATGGATCAAAATTTACTTCGACCGAACCATCTTCTAATTCTGTTGTTTCAACACCCTCGGGTGATTCTTGTTTTTCTTCAACTAATTCTTGAACGGATTCTTGAATTTCCTCTTCACCAGGAACCGTAACTGTTTTTCTAGGCTCGTTGGGTAGAGCTTTGTCTATATCTGCCATTTATTTTCTCCAATTTCACTGTTCTACCAGTATTATAGTTAACTTTCAACCCCTGTGGATTAGGTCCTCTCTTTGGTGGAACCGTTAGTGTAAGTCTTTTATTTTTTTTTGGGGATGTCAACAAAATCCAACTCCTTTGATATATCTTCTAGTTCCAAATGATCTACTTCATCAATAAACATCTCTACGTCTTTCAACTTTCCATCTCTATCCGGTCTCACCGTAGCTTCATCATAGTTATAAAATTCATTTTGTTCCATATCCTTTTTCGCATCCATTTCCAACTCTTTCTGTCCATATGGTCCTTCATCGCTTACCTTTTTAACTCTATAATTGGCACCATCCTCGTAGAGCTCTAAATTTTTATATGTTGTTACTTTTTCTCTTGGCATTGTTTTATGAGTGTCAGTTATATCTACACCTTTGCTTTTAATAACTTGCATAAGCTTATTAAAATAAACTGGAACTCCAGAAACTCCTCTTTTAACCGTCTCAATTGCTGAAACGATTCCTTCTCTTACTGCAGGGTTCTTGCCCCATTTAAAATATTTACCAACAAGAGGTATAGCAGCAAGGCCTCCGGCAATTTTCATAAAAGTTCTTCTCTGTGGATCTTTGGGAGTACCACCTTTTAAACTTACTCTTCCACCATCCTCAAATCTTTTTAAAAGTTTAATACCACCTTCTGTTTCTCCGGTATCTACGTTGTATTTACCATAGCCACTTAAACCTTCCCCACCTTCATTCCAACTTAGTCCAACTTTACGAGCGCGGTCTCCTCCTTCTCCAACAAATAATTCTTGATCCTGTAGATCTATTTGATGTCTACTTTTATTACGTTTATATTCTCCTAAGAGCTTTAATTTGTCTGATACAGGCAAGTCTATCTCTACCAGCATATTTAAAAATTCTGAATCTATTGTAAGAGGAGTGTTTCCAAGTTTGTTTTTCCCTGTTTTGGAATAGGATATTTGAGGTTTAACAATATCTCCAATATCATAAGTTTGTCTAAAAAAATCATCACCTGCTCCTTCGGTAAATCGTTTACCTTTTGCTAAATCAACTAGATTAGAAATATTTGTGCGACGTGCCGCTTCAATAGTTTCTTCTTGAGCTGATTTGTTTTTCTTATACTCATCTTGAGCATTTTGATATTTCTCTTTAGCTTCTTCTACACTCATATCGGATTTAATAGTTGGAGTCATCATATCTACTTGCATAAAAGATTCGTCCGAACCTACTCTCTCATTTGTTTCATCTTGCTTAACAATGCTTCGTGCTAACCTTTCATCTTTATCAAGTGATAAATATTCTTTACTTGCATCAATAAAATTTGTACCAATTAAACTTCTTTCCAAAGTTTCCATAATCGGAACACCGCTCATATAATTATCATACATATCGTAAGCAATGATAGGAGCTGCTACAATTCCTAAACCTTTTAATCCAACTTTAAGATACTTTGCTCTTTTCCAATCATCAACAATACCTGCTGCACCTTTAAAAACCTTTTCTATACCTGGTACCAAACTAGAATTTAATTTAACACCTTTAGTTAAATAAGCTTTCTCTACGTTTTTTAAGTTCTCGTTAAATATACCAACTTTTTTTATCATTTCGACATCTGCCGGTGACGTGTTTGCAGTTACTGTCATATTTTTATATTTATTTATTGTTTTACCAATATCTTTTTCAGTCATTCCCGGAAATACATCCATAGGATCTATTGATTGTAATTTTCTAAAAGATCCTCCATATTCAGTGCCATCACTTAATCGAACTACTTTATATCCATCAGATTGCCCTGCATACTCAACCAGTTTATTATCTAGTTTTCCTAATTCAATTTTCTTTTTAGCAGAGGACATATTACTTTTTTTAATTTTTGCTGTTTGTTTTTCTGCTTGATCTATTTTGTAATCTAAATCTGTAAATCTATTTATATTTCCTTCACCCGCCATTGCTTGATTTATTTTGGCAGGTGTATAAATTAATTTGTCTCCTGTAATAAGTTGTGAACCTCTAATATTTCCTGCGTGGCCTTTATGCATTTGAAGATCTCCAGTAAACTTACCACCATCTATACCTCCTCTTTTTTTAATATTTGCAGCTCTTTCTTGTTTATCAAGATATCTTTTAGCTTTTTGTTTATCTAATGTTTCTAAATCAGGTGGAGCGTTTTTAATTGGATTTGCTTTTCTATATTTTTCTACAGCAGTTGTAGCATCTGGTTTAGTTCCAAAATCAGTAGCTAACACTGTTTTATCCCCAACCACAATTTGTGCTTTATATAAATTTTTTACTGCTCCTGTTTTTTTATAAGTGCTTGGAACATTTTTACTGCCAATTACTTCTTGAAATTTCTGTGTAATAACATTTTTGTCTTTTGTAGGTGATCCAACTTTAACTAAAAATTTATCTTTCTTTGCTGGAACAGGTGGTTTCTTTTTTGCTTCTCTTGATTCTAAAATAAATTTTTGCTTAGCTTTTTGGGCTGCATTTGCGTCAACTTTACGTTCATAAAATTTAGTACCTTGAAATTCAGCTGGTAAAGTTCCTGCTTTACTTTTTTTCCAACTAATTTTATATTTTGAATCCTTTGGAGCATTTGTATGTTCATAAAAATCTCTTGGAACGGTTGATCTTATTTTATTGTATCTTTCTGCAAGACCGCCATTAGAAAATCCAGTTCTTGGTCTTGGATCAGTGAGATAAGACATCATCTGATTCCACTCAGCGATTCTCATATTAATATCCTAATATATGGGGTAATCCAACGGCTCCGCCGGTTGCAAAAGGAATGCCTCGTTCATCTAAATTTTTTAACATTTCTTTCAGTTGGGCTGCGGTTTCATCTCCTTTTAAAAGACGATGTTGATTTGGATATGCAATTCTTATATCTTCTACCATAGACAATCTCATTTTGTCGCCTAAGCCTTTTTCTATTTCTAATAACTCATCAAAAGTTTCGGTACCTTTTAGCTTTGTTCCAAGCTTCTCTTCCATTGCCGGATAATTAATTTTATCTGCATTAACTGCAGGCTTCCCTGGGCTAGTCTTCTTAAGAGGAGATTTAAAAACGTTGGCTAATCCCTGACGCAGGATTCCGGATACCTGGACCCCTTTGTTTGTTAAAAACTCTACAGCTTCTTCTAGTGAATTGACTTGGCCAGTTCGTCTGGCTTTGTTCATCATTTGTAAAATTTTCCACATTAGTAATAAGTCCTTTTAGTTTTAATAATCTTCTCATCCTTCTTGTCTTCAGGATGCTGTAAAAACCCACCTTGTCTAAAACGCATTACCGCTTGCGTCATAGAGTCTACAAGGTCATCGTGATCACCAAAAGGAAATGCTGCACATTCCTCAATAACCTCTTGAGCAAACTCCATTTCTTTGGGCGCCCATATTCGGCCACTCTCAAAAAGAGGTGATACCGAGTTTACCCTCGCGTGTTTATCGTTACCTTTAGAGGGTGTGAAATTTATAACAGGTATCCCCATTTTTCGCAACTCATAAGTGAGAGGTAGACCACTGGCCTTGGATTCAATAATGACTGTTTCCGGATTCCAGTATCCGTACTGTTCTAATGCAACGCGTCTTAATTCCGGGAACTCATACCTACCTTTAATTGAATCAACTAATATAAGCTGGGGTCCTGAATCCTCATCTGGAGTAAATACTCCCCAAGTAGTAATAGCACTAAAGTCAGCAGTCTCTTTCTTCATAAAGGCTGTATCATAAGATTGAATAATGTGTTCTAGAGGTGGAAGTTTTTCTTTCTCCCAAGGTTTCCACCACTCTCTTTTGATTAAAGCTCCTTCTTCTGAAGTTGGATTCTGCATATACTGAGCATTCCACTTGCTACCTGGAATAGAAGCCTTAACTCCGTTTAAATCTTTCAGAGGCCAGTATTCCGGCCACACGGGTTTCCCACTCGGTAAGATCGCAGGAAACTCTATGAGTTCCCATTTATCTGCTCTTGGTTCTTTTTGAGAACTAATCAATCTTCCAGTTAAATCTTTTTCATTCCAACGAGTCATAACAACTACAATAGTTCCACCCGGTTGAAGACGTTGTCTTGGTCCTGAAGTATACCACTCATAAGTTCTATCCAATGCTTGAGCATTCATTGCATCTTGTTCAGTATGTGGGTCATCAATGATTAATAAGTCAGCACCCCGTCCTGTAATGGCTGAACCAACACCAGCAGCATAATACTCACCACCTTGTTGAGTTTCCCATTTACCAGCTGCTTGTGAATCCTCTCTTAGTCTTGTTTGAAAAATTTCTTTATACTCTGGAGAATCCATAAGTTGTTTTGCTTTCCGACCAAACCTTACAGAAAGCTCGGTTGTATTTGTAGATTGTATTATTTTTAATTTAGGATTCTTTCCAACCATCCACGCAGGTAAAAGGAAAGAAGCAAATTCAGATTTGGTATGTCTGGGAGGCATATTAATAATAACACGCTTTACTTTACCATTAGCAATATCATTAAATTTTTTTGCAATTTTTCTATGATGGGACCCCTCTATAAAATCTGGCCAGCAGTGCTTAACAAAAGCCATAAAGTCATCACTAATCTTAGTTTTTTTTTTCTTCTCTTTCCATTCAGACATATACAAAGCTAGCTGGCGCTTTATATCTGGAGGAAGTTTTTCAAATTTTTTTAATTTTTCTATATCTAATTTCATAAAGTATTTTGCGGCTTTAACCATTCAAAACCGAGTATAAAGGGAAAACCTTGGGACCCCTTTTAATTAAACTATAAACCTTTTATACAAGAAGTTCAAATGTTCAACTGGGACTGGTACCTCTATCCACTTCGAGCCGGGGGGGGGGTGGTGGCGAGCGAGCTCGCTATCCCGACACAACCTGTGGTTGTGTACTGCAACCCGAGCGGGCGCGGATCCCGGCGCGCAACCTGTGGTTGTGATCCCGGCGCGTGACATTTATGTCACAGTGTAATATATATGTCACGCAGGGCTGCGACATTATGTCGCTGGGATTATCCTATATTAATTCTTGACACACCATATGGAGTGTATGCAATTACTGCATACACTCGGAGATTTAATTCAATCTAATAAGACATAATATTCCTTTGTAAAGTTTCTACTAAACCAATCCAAACCCTGTTGCATTAGTTTATAATCTTGGGTTAATTCTGCGCCTATGATTGTGTCATAGATAGCTACTGCAAAAGCTGGTAGCTTTGCGGATTGCTGGTGGTTCTCATCATTAAACCTATTATGAATAGTCATAACCTTAGTCGGTTCGCTACCCATAAAGCATTGGTTAAATGGTTTAGGTATTGTGTAGTCTTTATTATTATAGTTTATTTTCATAGTCCTCGCTTTCATAACTGGGATTATATAGGATAAGTCAATCATTGTCAAGAACTATTTACCACCGCCATCCCCAACCACCTGCCAAGTGTATAGGATAATCCTACTAATGTCAAGGAGTTTATTTGATACAAACACCAATGGCATTGCCATTGGTGTTATTCATATGTTATTGATTTAAGGTTATTGATTTAGTGTGTAAGCGTCGTCGTTGTATTGTTCTTTGGTCATTGGTCTTTGCTCGCGTGTTATCTTATTAACTGAACGCCAATTAGATTGTGAATCTCCCTCATCTCTCCAATTATAATCGTAATCTTTGTACCACGCATTATCTTCTGTCAATTTCTTTGGCGCGATTGTTCTTCCGAAGTGATTAACTGCTTGAGTTCCATATTGTCTAAACCAATCATCTTGACATCTTGTTGAACAAAAGTTTCCACCACCATAATACATTGATGTTCTTCTTCTAGTTTGATAAGTCTTATTTCCTTTTTGTCCTTTAAGTCTATCCTTTGTATCGTAAGTATGACAGTCAGGACCTTGACAATATTTTAACTCACTCATTATGAATAACTTACTGTCCAACTATCAGTCGCAGTTCTATAGCCACCGGCAGTTATATCCCAATAAATATAAATCGCTCTACCAGCTTTTGATGTATCTTGTATTGACTTCTCATCATTTAAGCCCTCACGAGTTATGGTCTTTTTTTCTTTTGCTGATTTATATGTAATCCTAAATGGTTTTTCTATCCAATTTATCATCTTCTTTCTGTCCTTTCTTTTATTAATAGGACTATCCTATCACAGAATAGCCCTATTGTCAATAGCTTAATTTATTGACTGCGCCTCATATGCCTTTCTTAACGCGACCTTTTGTTCTCTCGTTATGGTTGTATTCTTCATATCCTTAATCATATTCGCTAAATTAACAGGGTTATAGATTGTCAATCCTGTTGAATTAGTTCTGATTAATTCTGCCTCATCACAATTAACACCAAGTTCGGTCATTAGTTCAACTCCCTCACTTAAATACCTATATGCTTTCAATCCTGTTTTCATAGCGTCGCATTGTTTTGTGATACTATCAACCCACTTTTGATGACATACTATTAATTGTCCTTTAGTTTGCTTGAACATTTGGAATACTTGAAACTCCTGTTCAGTACAAGCAATGGTCCTTGACCTACAATGGCTAGTTCCAATTATATCCAACTCATATTGCTTATCAAAATCTTTTGCAATTCCGGTGTTGTTATCATTGGAATTATAACTTGAATAACCACTATACCCCAAAGCTTTATTGTTTAAGTCAATATGCTTTGTCTTATGTGGGTTTTCATCTTTGCCATTTTGTTTAGCCAAGATGTCCGCCTCAAGGTCTTTTGCTTTTAACTCATCACGATAATAAGCATAAGCAAATTGCTTTCCACTTTCATTGTGATAATTTTTATCATCAACATCCCCATACAAACCAAAGTCAAAATGTTCGGACACTTGTTTGTCCTCATCTTCAACTGGGTTTTCTCTTGCATAAGAAAAATAAAAGCATTTATCTTTTGCAACAACATCTAAAGGGTCCCCATATTTTTTCTTTAGAGTTCTACAAGTCGCAACATCTTCACTCGGATATGACCTCTCAACAACTAATTTAGCAAGTTCAAAAGCTTTTGGATAAGCGTTATCCACTCCCTCTCTTGCTTGTCTAAATGCCTCAAGTTCTTGAGTTTTTTCAATTTCCGCACTCTCTCTATACCGGTTAAGAATTTTAGTTCTTAACTCGGTATTCATTCTTATCCTACTCATATGCTTTCTACTCTCTCAACTTTGCTTTCAGGTTTATAGACAAAAATCGGACTATATTTTACAATCTGATATTTTGTATGTTTATCCTGATTGATTAACTCATAACCTTGCAACATATCATTTGCCTTATCTTGGTTATCAGTATAATCTTCAATATCATAAGAGTTTTCAATCCCTTGATAATATTTTTCTTTCATTATTATATACATCATTTGTACCTTTCTTTATTTTAATTATTTTAATAATAACACTTGACGAGAGGGAAGTCAACATATATATTAGGATAATTATATATTAGAAAGGACTATTAATATGGATATATGTAAAAGTTGTGAAACAGAAACAAAGCAAGATGAATGGTCAAACTATGAAAAAAAGATATGTATAGATTGCCAAGAAGATTTAAATAATGAGTATAATGCTGAATGTGTTCAAGATACCGCAGATATGGTACAGAATGACGAGGCAGAAAACTGGAGTAATTTTTAATGTGGAAATAACAAAATTCTAGTGTGAGGTGAAAGGACCGCAACTGTCCATTTGCGGAAGAAAGGACCTCATAAGAAAGGACTTGGGTGGTGTCTGTCCAAGAGAATACAATCAGACAACCTCAGGTTGCATCACACCCCAGTTCGCTGGCGTCTTTGCAACTTGAGGCACAAAAACTTATAAAGGAAAAAAGATATGAATACTAAATGCAAAGTAAAAATGAACAAGCTTGGAGAAATGATAAATGCTCTCTTGCTGAAAGTAACTGACAAAAAAGAAATATACAATGATGTCTTTAAGCTACGCGAAAAACTTGATGAAATATGTAGTTTAGCTAAACAAGATAAGTCGACCAGTTCCAAGCAGACGAAATATTTTATGGCCCTTGCAATGAATGGGGGAAAATTTAAAAGATAGACCTGAGCCCTGATCCTATTCTGTGGATGAATTAGCTATACACCCCACTCAGTAGGATCAGGGATCAGGTTTTTGGGATGGTAAGTCTTACCATAACAGCGCGCGCGCTGCTTCCCGAAAGACCTGGTCTAGAGGCACAGCCACAAGCGGCGGCAGGCTCAAGCCTCAAGCACAAGCACAAGCGCCGTAAAAAAGACACATTTATGATGTACTAAAAAATTAGAAAGAATTAATTATGTTAATAAAAGAAGCGGATAAAATAATTATATCATTAAGTAAACCGGATAAAATGCCCGGCTTTGCTTATGGGCTGCCGGCCCGAGCGTGTAAAACAGGCGCTAAGCTTGTGAAGGTTCCGGGCTCTGTGTGCTCAGGCTGCTATGCATTAAAAGGAAATTATGCAAGATTTCCGGCCATTATGAAGGCGCAATATAAACGATTGACAGCCCTTAGACACCCGCGATGGGTCACCGCGATGGCCATCAAAATTAACTCTAAAAAAGTGAAGTACTTCCGCTGGCACGACTCGGGAGACGTCCAGGACCTGAAGCACCTAGCCAAAATTTTTAAGGTTTGCAGGTTAACGCCTTCAGTCCAGCACTGGATGCCCACGCGGGAAGCGTGGACAAAGAAATGGATTGACCGCGCGCCGTCTAACCTGGTGATCCGCTTCTCAGGGACAATGATTGATCAACCTGCTGTGGAGAGCTGGCCAAATACGTCAACAGTAGTGATTACGGGCTCCAGGACCTGCAACGCGCCGGACAACGCCGGCCAGTGTGGCAGCTGTCGAGACTGTTGGAATTCTGAAATTAAAAACGTCGCATATGGAAAACACTAGTGCCCGGGCCAATTAAGAATATATTTACAGAGAAATGGATGAAAGAATTTGAAGCAATGCTGCGGGAAGAAAAAGAGGCAGGCTCAGGCTCAAGCAACAGGCACAAGCACAAGCGGGATTCAGGATCTAGGACCCCAAAGACTCAAGCACAAGCAAAGACTCAGGCAACCCACAAGCCAAAGGATCAAGCGTAAAGCCACAGGCCACCAGGTCCCTGATGTTTTTCCCCTCATAAAGTTTTGCAAGGTTAAGGCTCCCGGCCTTAACCAAGATAAATGTGTTCTGCGGATGCTTTAGGCAAAATGCTATTTGATGTGGAGAAAATCTTATTTTGTTAGTCTTTGTATACTTAAGTTCTACGGTAAAAAAGTTACCATTACTATTATAACCCAATAGATCAGGAGTACCGGAAATACTAAGGTTTTCAATCCTAGTCCACGATATATTCTTTGATAATTTTTTGATTTCAGCATAAAATTTTGTCTCAGGTTTCACTACTACACCTTTTTAAATTGTCAACTAAATATGATCTAAATGCCAAAAAATATTTTTCTGCACATCATTAAAATTAATATTGAAAGAGATAATAATTTTTTCTTTATCTTTAATAAGTTTAGGTGATCTGTGAATTGCAAAGGAAGGAAAAAGAACAACATCCCCTTCGTTCACCACCAAAACTAATTTCTTATTTTGCTCGCAAGGTTCAACAACTTGAGTCTCACCATCCCCATTGTCCGCCCATTTTAAATAATAAACACCGGTATAACTAGAACTATGGATGTGCCAGTTATGAAGATCACCAGGCTTTGAGTACCGCTGATACCACATTCTTTCAATAGTTGAATTAACATATCCTTGATGTTCCGCACATTTATCAAAATGTTTTTGCAGATATGGTTTAACTAATTTAACCCAAGGTCTTTCCCAATCTTTAGAGTTCTTCCAGTCCAAGTTAGAAATCTGGTTGGGATCATTTGTATAATCTTCTGAAGACTTCTCCGCGCGTATCATTTCTAATGCTTTCTCTTGAATAATCTCGTGTCCTTCCAATTTATCCAGCAATAATGCTGCGCTTATAGACGTCCTCATCATATTTTTTTAATTACCTTTCCCATAGCCCACGTCTCACCTTTAACTGTAAATACTAATCTATGTGTTTCTCTAACACCAATTATCTTATTCTCCATTAATTGGATCGCTTTTATGTCGTAAAACTTACCATCTGGTAATAATACCTGCACTCTGGCGTCCTGTGCTGCGGGTGATTTTACAAATTTTTCTAGTACCTGTCTTAATAATTTTCCGTTCATACTTTTCTGGTTAACAGCTCTTGCAATATATACCAGGTTGTATTAAATTAGCAAGATGGGTTTACCAAAAAAACTAACAGAACAACAAATAAAATTCTCTAATTTAGTTGTGTGCGAAGAAGGTAGAAAAACAGCAACTCAATGCGCAATTGAAGCTGGATATGCCAAAGATTCAGCAAGACAACACGCTAGCAAATTACAAAATCCAAAGCTTTATCCATTAGTAGTACATTACATTGGTGAACTACGGGGAGAATGGCAGAAAAAATATGATGTAACCTTTGGCACACATATTACAGAGTTAGCTAAATTAAGAGACGAGGCAAGAGAAAAGAAAGCTTGGTCTGCAGCAGTCAATGCTGAAGTTGCACGTGGAAAAGCAGCTGGATTATATATTGAACAGAAAATAATTAGAACAGGGAAACTAGAAGACCTAACCACAGAAGAGTTAGAGTCACGAATGAAACAAATAATAGACGACTATTCCCCCATCTTGGAAGGTGTAGAAGTACAAGAATTGATAGAGCAAGTACAAGATAAGTCCAAGTCAGTAGTAAAGAACTAGACATCTTTATATATATTATCTTTCAAATACTGGTAGAGCGTAGGAACTTGTTTAACTTGATTATCCCATTTATCTTTACGTTCAATTACTCTCAAAACTTGTTCTTGTTTGTCTCTTAAAAAATGTTGAATATTATTATGACATCCATAATACTTAATTGTATTCTCATCAGTGGGATGAAAATTCATTCCCGCTGCTATACAATGCATTCCACCAGCTGGTGGATATTCAAAGTGATCAAATACCCAAAAATTATTCTCTTGAAACAAACTATTGACTTGGCCAGCCTTATCCTCAAAATGATAATGTCTATTCTGTACATCCCTCCAATAAGGAGAATCCATTCGTTCACTTAATGCAAAATGAGAAGCTACAAACTCTGCAAACTTTCTAAAAAATTTAGAACACGCAAAATTAAACTGCTGCTTGACATAATTAGAAATTCTTTTTCTTTTTAAAAGTCTAACAAGATTAATTAAAAATGTATGCACACTAATTAAACCATTGGATTCTAATGGCTCAATAAACCCAGCGGATAAACCTATTGCAACTACATTCTTAACAAATACTCTTGAACGTAGCCCAACTTTTGTTTTTAAATTTTTAAATTTTAAATCTTGAGGATTAGCAAACGTTGCTATGTAGTTTTTAAATTCGTCTAGCGCCTTTTCATCTTTTAAATGATTATCAGAATAAACATATCCACACCCCATTCTATTCCATAAAGATATCTTCCAGGCCCATCCAGCAGTCAAGGCTTGGCAATTAGTATAGCTTAACATTTGTCTTTCCTTATCTGTATAAGGAATCTGTGTAACCCACGCGCTATTGTTTGGTAGTATATCCGCGTAAGAATCGAAAGGCTCTTTTAGTTTTTCTCCAATCAACGTACTTTTAAAACCTGTACAATCTATAAATAAATCTGCACCAATAGAATCTTTTTCTGTAAATACATTTATAATGGCCTCACTACTCATCATTACTTTATGGACCGTACCTGTTATACATTCCCCACCAATACTCTCAAATTTTTTCTTAAGAAATTTTGCAAACAATGTTGCATCAATATGATAAGCCACATCTCTTTTAAAAGAATAACTTGGTAGTCGTATATCCTCATTTAATTTATCACTTAAAATTTTATTCTGATTAACTAAAGACATTATTGGATAATGAGATTCCGCATAATTACTATTGTGTATGCTGGGATACATCATTTTTTTAAAGTACCAGTCGTTTAAATCTTCACTAAATGGGCGACCAAATGGATAATGAAAACCACCATCACCATTTTGATAAAAGTCCTCAAAGCGAACAGACATCTTATAGGAAGCATTACACTCCTTCATCCATTCTTTATCTTGTAAACCCACCAAAGCTAACCACTGATTAAAATCTCCTAATGTACTCTCACCTACACCAATCGGCGCAATAGTATCTGACTCTAATAAAACAATTTGTTTTTCAGGAAATAATTTTTTTAAAGTATACGCTGACATTGTGCCGGCGCTTCCCCCTCCAACAACTACAATCTTTCTCACTTAGCCTCATTTAGGTTATGTGGTTTGAAAATGCGTCCCGCAATACTACCCTGGGGTACTTTAAATTTAAAATTAGCAGCCAGTGAAACACGCTCACACTTTGAAGTAAAAGGTGCAACACTATGGGGCAACAAGGCAGGAAATATAAACAGATCTCCAGTTACTGGTCTAAAAACATTCTGTGCTATCCAACCAGGTGTAGGAGGTTGATTAAAAAATGTAATTCCACCTGGACCAGCTCCTTTTCCTTTCCATAATTCTTGTTCTTTATGAATAGCAGTCGGTACATCTAAATACAGCACACTAGATAAATCGCACGGTTCGTGAATATGTATTGGATTACCATCACCAGGTTTCATATAATTAACCCAAGCTCCTTCAACATTAAAGCCTCCATCACATTTGATTCCATAAAAAGCTTGGAAGGCGTGGTCGTAAGCTTTCATATATCTTCCAATTAATCCAGCAAAGTCATTAAGATCCACAGCATACTCATCGTCTATAACTCCAGCCAAATTGTGTCTGTGATCTAAACTCTTATCTTTAACACATATTTTTTTAAATTTCTTTATGTCTTCCAGACTTACCTTACATTTAAATAATAAAGGCCCCCAATAAAAAAAATTATATTTTAGTTCCTCTTTCACCATATTATTCCTTTCAAAAATAATTGATATTAACTGACATTCTTACATTTGCATCAGTAGTTGTAGTACTGTGATGCTCATCGTTTGAATCAAAATGCAAAACTCTATTAGCAACTGAGACTATCTTCTTATTCTCTTTTTTTAAATAAGTATATCCATTACAAGTATTTAAATAAAGTAAAACACTCTTACAGCTAAATGGCTGGTCCCGATGTAGACCGTGCTTGTGAATCTTCGCTGTACGTGGATATAGATTTGCTTTTATTTTAACCAAAGCTTTAGCACCTAGCTTCTCTAACACCGGTTTAAATAACTCATATCTGTCACTTAAAATTCCTCTAGGATGCTCATAAATACTATGAACGTGATAATAGTTACCCAAGGCATTATCATCATCATCCGCCACAGACCCGTGATAGTACCACGGCATATAGCCACCAAAGAAATCTGTCTCTATCTCTTTAAAATTATCTAAATAATTATCAACTATCAGCATCCGTTCTTCTCATTTTCTTTATACAACCTTTCGGAAAAACATTTCTGTCACTAAAAACTTCATCATTGTTATCATAACTTGAAAAAGTTCTAACAGCCTTTCTATCATTACTATAAACATATGCGTGAGTTGTCATCGCTGCTGGAATCATATTATTAAATTCCTCAGATGTAGCGTGCCCCGCGTCCCCTACTATATCCATCCACTCAATGGTGTAGAAGTAATATTTCTTCTTCTTAATCTTTATAAACTTGTATTTAGCTTTCTTAAATTTTATCATAAGACTTTTTTCTAGAATAATTATTAATTATAAATACATTAAAAACGCGCGCGCGTTGGGAAACCTTTGTAACACCTTGTAACAGCCTGTAACACTTTTGTAACAGCCTATTATTCAATGATATCAATGGTTTAAGCCAATTGTAGCATTGTAACAGCTTTTGGTTTCTTTTTTTTAAAAAATATTTTTTTATTTCTGTAAATATACTATATGGATTATCCATCCGCAAACTCCATCCAGCCATTAATCATATATTTTTCGCCACTTATTGGAGGATTTCCCCTATGAAAGTGTGTCCAGAAAGCCGGACAAATGACTAATCTGCCCTTTTTAGGGGTGATTCTAAGGTGCTGATTGAGGAATTCGGTCTCTCCGCCTTCAGCTACATCATTTAAATAGATCATACATAAGAGTAGTCTTTCTGACCTACTTTTGTTGTCGTGCTCACAATGCCACTCGTGATAGCCTTGACCTGGTATGGTACGTTGAATCTGTACGTCTAAATTTAGCTGAAATTTTCCTATCTCATTTAACATTGGAAACTTATCCATATATTCCAACATTGTTATTTTTAAGGTGTCATTGAAGTCTCGTAGTAGTGGTAGAGTAACTTTTAGTCTCACTTTGTCATTCTCATTAACCATATGGTAAAGTTGATTCTCCTGAAGCAGTGGAGATTTTCCCAGGTGCTCTGAACGATTGACATATTGAGCAGAATTAAATAGCTCTATGGCTCTGTCACACCATTCATCCGAAACAGCGTTATCCTGCTGTAATATATAGTCTTTTATCATATCGTAAATAACATATAAATTGATAGAATCACCACAAACCCAAGGCCACCAAACACATAAACCATAATTTGGTCTAGTGGAGTTAGTTTAAAAAACCGTGCTGACATCAGATTTCTTAAATGAGTCATCGGACTTATAATTGTTTTAAACATTTTTTTCATTAGTCTTTCCCTTCCATACTGGTTCCTTTAAAAGGATCCTCTGTTGTATTTTTATAATTTTCTTTCCAATATTGATCTACTCGTCCTAGCCATCCCCACATATGCTTTTGGAAATCTAGTCCCGTGGATGTAAATTTTTGAAAGAAATTATCTTTGCTGCACATTAAGATTACGCCTGTATCTATTTTTGTATTATGAATATGATTGTGGGCCATTGCATATCCTGCCAATTGGAGAAAATAATCTGTTATCCATTCTTTCTTTTTAGGCTTATTAGTTTGTTTATAATCTACTATGCTTTCACGCCCTTCGTAGACTCCTGCTAAATCTGTGGCTCCGGCGTAGAGTCCTGGGTAATGTACTGTTATCTCTGAGCCCCATATTTCATCCATATGACCAGTTAAACCCTCATCATATACTGTTTGGGCCATAATGCCTGCTGCCTGACCCAGATCGCTTAAATCAGCGTGTCTACGGCCCAGCAAAAGCCCCTCTATAATCCGGTGCATAATAGTTCCTCTTTCTGCTGCCTGATCCCTGATGCCGTCTGCCTCTTTTTCGCCCACTTTTCGCCTCCATTCGGACAACTTTCTCTTCTTTTCAGGATCCTGGGTTTGACCCAAAATAGTCGTAACACTCGGTAACTTTTCGTTTCCGATGTCATAATGTCTTAAGTCATTAATTAAAGATCTAGAGCTCGTCGGGTATTCAAATTTTTTATTCCACTTCATTTTCTGTCCTCGCGATGGAGTCTGTCCCATTCAGTCCAGGCCCACGAATTAAGCTGACCTGTCCAGCCTTGAATCCATAACAGGATTGTCATTTTTAATTTTTTCATATTATTTTTCTTC